AACCTCTGTCGGGCCCTTTCGGGGGTCTCCGCTGTATGTTTCCTAACCATAAGAGGTACTTTTCGATGAAAATCGACGTTTTCTGTTGCCTTCGGTCGGTGTCTGACTCTCAAGGTCGGACACAGTTCCTGCGGGCTAAGATAACGGTCGACCCCTCCCAAAAGGAGATGGTCGGCTTGTACATCTTTCCTGGTTCGGAACATACTTCTTGCATCCATGAGCCGTCGGTTGAGCAGTGTGATTGCGATCACGACTTGTCTGCTTTTGCAGACTTGTACGCGTCGCTGTCTCACAGCAAAAACTGATAGCTTTTAGGATGCGGTCCGAGGAGGGAGGTTTCAAACCTCTCTTCTTGGGTTCATTCAACTTAGGAGCGCACTAATGCCTTACCATAGTAGGAGGATTTCGCATACCACGACGAGAACTCGCTCGTATCCCCCATCCGGATGCTTCGTCTGGCCTGCTTTTGAGCAGGTCACCGTAGATCGGATGGAAACGATAGGCGAGATTATCGAAATGGAGCAAAAGCTTCCGAATTGGCGGCAAAGGTGTGCCAAGGGGCTCCAGGCAACGACCACCTATGTCGGCTGGGAGAAGTCTTTAGACTATACTCCTGGCTGGATAGATCTGGATCGCTGGTGCAACGCGGCCTCTGGTTGGGCAACTTGGTCTATGGAAGGTGACCTTTTCCAAGGTCACTCAGCTCCATGGACCGAGCCGACCACACCGTCCACGGTGATGAACCCGCTGGCGAGTGATGTTGCCCTTTCTCGTGCTGTAGCCGATGCTCGCTCGAAGCAGAACCACTTTCGAGGTGGTAACTTCCTCGCGGAATTGGCGGACACGATAAGGGGACTCCGTAACCCTGTAAAGGGGTTTCGAGGTCTTCTCGACACCTACCACAGGAATGCACGCCGCAGAGTTAAATCTGCGGTTGGCAGGCGTCCTATACCGGTCTCTCAAAGTGACTTCAGGCGTCTCGAAAGAGATAAACCTGACGTTGCCAGAGCGGCTCAACGGGCGCTTTCGGATTCCTGGCTTGAGGCAAACTTCGGTTGGTCACCGTTATTGAGCGATGCCGTTGACGCGTACCATGCACTGCGGCGCCTTTCGGCGCGAGTGCCTCTGGAACGCTTCTACGGTGCTCATTCGGTGGCTACCAACCCTACGTTTGACTCAGGTACCAGGGCTCTGGATGGGTACACACTGAGATTCGTTGCTCGCATAGAGAGCGAGTCTTTCGTAAAGTACTACGGAGCAGTTAGGTTGAGTGTAAGTGAGCCCACCGGATCTGCATTAGAAGAATTTGGCGTAAAAGCCAGAGACTTCTTACCTGCAGTCTGGGAGGCAATCCCATACTCCTTCCTAATAGATTATTTCTCCAATGTTGGAGACATAATCGAGGCAGTCAGCTTTCCTCAGAGTAACATGGCTTGGATGGCGAGGACGTTCCGAAACCATACTTCGCGCTCAACCGAGCGCGTCGCGGTAACGGATGATAGTCCTGCCCTCCCTCTTGCTAGGCACAATGAGCTCAAAGGCTGGAAGCCTCCGCGCGTCAAAAGGACCTTTACCTATCACAACAGAGGTGGCTACTCCGGATCCCTCATTCCGAGTCTCAGGTTAGAAATACCTGGGTCAAAGAATTGGAGGAAATGGTGTAACATCGCTGCTCTGGCTAGGTTGAGGAGTTTGTAAAACCACTCCATGTTTTGGAAAGGATCTTTATGCCTTTCGCTCCATCCTCGCCGGTAACTGGTGGGCCCCAGACGGGGCTTACCAGTCCGACGTACACTCTGACCGCTGACGTTGCACCGGCTGCCCATGGCAAGCAGTACAGCGTCTCGGCCCTGGGTGGGACCCAGACGGGTGTTGAGGTTAACAGCCTCAGCAATCCGTTTACCATGACGTTCTTCAAGGTGGCATCGCCAAAAGCGTTGCCTGCCGTGAATGCGTCTGGGGGTCTCTCGAGCGTCCCGAAGAACGTTTACAAATGGAACGTTCGTAAGGGCTTGGAAGTTCTGTCGGGTCAACCCAGACAGGTCGGACTGTTCGAACTTACGATCAGTCTTCCTGCTGGAAGTGACATACAGGACCCCGAGTCCGTTCGTGCCGCTCTGTCGCTCCTCTTCGGAACGGCTTGGGCTGAGTCGGCGAACATCGGCACTACACTGATCACTAACAACCTTTAGGTTGAATGTGATGAAGAAGCGCTTTTCGTTCGAAGACTTGCTCAAGGCCCTCTTTATTGCGCTGGCAGGTTACCTCGCCAACACTGTTGGCTTGGTGGACCTTCCATCGTTTTATTAGAGGGGTTTCTCGGAGGTTTGACAAACTAGGAGAGTGTACATGTCCGGAGTTAACCGGCAAGTTCTCTTTTCCTGCCTTTCGTCAGATCTTTCGTCGTTCCCGACTTCGGACAAAAAAAGTCCGTCATCGGGCCGATACTCGGTAGCTGCAACGCTGCTTCTAGAGAGCGTCTTCAAGAAATTTGAAGACCCTAACCCTAGGGCGGACGCCAAGGCTATCGAGAAGTTCCTTACCGTTAATGAACGGATGGGAGCTTATAAACTCGTGGTCCTGTCCAGCTGGGATGAAGAAGTGTTGGGCAACATAAAGTTGTTCATAAATCACTTCCTCCATCCTAACGGAATGCCGCTCGTTGACTCGTTTCAACAGATTTTCGAATCTGGAGAGACGGGCTCGGGTGCTAGCATAGCTGGAAGGGGGGGAGACTTCTATACAAAGATGTTCTCCTCCGGGTTAACCACGACTGATCTGACTCTGTATGCAGAATACAGGTCCAGTATCCGAGACCTCACTTCATGGTCTGAGGCCGAAAACCTCAGGTTTACCAAGTGTGGTGGTCCTTTACTGGTTGAAGGTAATCGCCTGTCCTGTGTCCCAAAGAACATCGACATAAGCCGTACAATCTGTACTGAGCCCACATTGAACATGTGGTACCAGCTCGGATTGGGTAACATTATCCGCGACCGCCTGAAGTCATTCTTCGGAATCGACTTAAGGCACGTGGCTGATGTTAACCGGCATATGGCGCGGTTGGGTTCGTTGGACGAAGAGGGTTCGAGGTCTTTCTCAACAATTGACCTTGAGTCCGCTTCTGATTCGATTAGCCTAACGCTTGTGGAGGAGCTGTTCCCGCAATGGTTCAGCTTTCTTCTTAAGTATCTCCGGTCGCCCGTTTCAAGGCTTCCGGATGGATCAGCGCTGACCTTGAACATGGTTTCTACAATGGGTAACGGTTACACGTTTCCCTTGCAGACTCTTCTGTTCTCGGCCGTCGTATCAGCGGTTTACTGGCAACTGGGAATTCCCCGGAAGCGAGTGAACAGCGAGAAGCCCAATTGGTCCGTATTCGGGGATGACATAGTCGTTCGCAGTGATGCGTTCGACCGTGTTGTCCACGTTCTCGAACTGCTTGGGTTTCGAGTAAACGCTGAGAAGTCCTTTAATAAAGGACCGTTCCGTGAGTCCTGTGGTTGTGACTTCTTCAAGGGTCACATGGTGAGAGGGGTGTATTTGAAACACCTGAGCTCTGCACAGGATACTTACGTCGCCTTCAACAAGCTAGTCAGATGGAGCGCGCGTGTCGGGATTCCCCTCGACGCTACGCTGCAATATCTCTTAAAGAAAGCACCTTTTATAGGGGTGCCTTTTTGGGAGTCTGACGATGCAGGTTTCAAGGTACCTGATTGGTGGCCTTGGCTTAGGACGAAAGAGGTCTCGGGCGGTAAGCTGTATAAAGCTTACGTTCCGAAAATGCCTCAGATGTCTTTGGCCGAGGGTGCCATTAGGGTACCAAGAGGCCTACGTGCTCGTATCTATAACCCTGACGGGTTACTAGTTGCGATCACTAGAGGCGAGTGGGCTGACGGAGTTCTGTCTGTTAGAAATGGCAGACAGAGGCGCTACGTCAGAACCCGTAGGTTCGCACCTGATTGGTACGAGCCTCCGGTGTCTAAGCTGCCAGCTTTTGTCCGGATACCGGGACCTAACGAGATGTGGCCCAATGGCCGCTTTTCGTGGTTCCGGGATCTGAGATATGAGTTGGCTGCTAGGCGTGCGACTGCACCCATTGCAGGTGCAGTTGAAGGGAGACGGTGTGAATCCGTCTTTTGGTCCCTACTTTACTAAGTAGGAAGCAAACCCCGAG